CGTAAATGCTCCCCAGTTAGGGGCTATACGTTACCCGCTACTAGCTCTTAAATGCATAGCGCGGATATCAGCGAACGGTCAATGATTCATTGATCTTCGTCAGTACCTCAGAGACTTCATTGAAGTTCTTAAGGTGGCTGTAGAATGTCGGATCTAAGATCCGCTTCTGCAGGTGCCTGTTGCACACGTTGACGAGGTGTAAAACAGGTTTTGTAAGGGGGTCCCCCATGAGGACTCCCCTACGAAGAGTAACCCAGTGAATATCACTCCCGAATTCGGGTGCGGGGTTACCCAAGTCTATCAAAAGGCCCGTGGCCTTGAAATAGACTTTCCTAGGCTTGTAACAGGTTTCCATTACAATACCTTGGAGCAGAGCGGGGATGCCACACTTGGTCATCCACGCCCTACCCAGGCCGGCTGCAACGTGATGTTCCAGCTTGTCTGTAGCCTCTTTGTAGTCTGTTGAAGATACAAAAAGGTCTTCGAAAGTATCCCGACGTTCGGTATACCCTTCGAATTGGACCTCCTCCCTGCTTAGCAGTTTGAAGGTCTCATCTCTTTCTTCTCCTGTGGTTAGGGAGTTGAAAAAGTTCCAGCCATGGTTTGACGCTGTCATCCCTGACTGGCTGCTACGGATCCCTTTAGCAAGGGGCTCGCAGCAGATCTTGCTTACAAGATCTAATACGATCTTTAGGCAAGCACGGGCCTTGGTAACGCTTCTCGCTTTACCAGGCTCCTTCACCACCGTGAGGAATGCGGTTTTCAATTCCTCCGGGGGTGTGCGGAGAACTCGGTCCAATGAGACCCAGAATATAAGTTCTCCAACGGAATCGAACTCCTGTGGAAACTTCCAGGATTCGACCCTACCGGTGTCCAGGTCACGCACGGCGACCTGGGACATCGTGCCGACCGAGTTTATCATCTCTTTGATAGCCTCGGTGGTTCCGCCTTCCTTTCGGGTTTTCTCCCAACAGGCGGCGGTAGTCACTGTGACTCTCGACTTGGTCGATAGTCCAGTGACAGCGACTTCTGGAAGGCTATCTATAACCTCCAGAAGCGCCATCTCACGTAAAGAGCGCGCTGTAGGCGTCTCCCGTGAGGGCTCCAGCGAAACGCACTCGATAAATTTGCGTTTCGACTGAAGTACGACCAGTGGTGGCGGCGTGCCGCACCCCCTAGTCTGGGACAGAATACCGATAGACATCA